AGGCCGTGGCAGCCTATTGATGATGACGCATCAGACAGGTTCTATCAGTCGTGTATTCGATCGAGTGGACCCATGGTTCTTAGGGATGTACAACACGCCATTGATTTGGTACTTGGGATTAAGTTTGAGGAGGAGGAGCTTGTTCCCAGGAGTGTGTACAACCCTGACCTGATCAGAAGTCAGTGCGAGGCACAGACGAACGGTGGTCGAATGGAAAAGTACGATCCTACCATTCTGAAGGCTGCTTTTGAAAAGGTCAGACGCATGTTTACAGTCCCGAAACTGAAGCCACTTCCGTTGGAAGAGGTGCCATATCAGCCAGATACATCAGCTGGTTTACCGACAATGAGGAAGAAGGCAGAGGATTACCCTCGGGCGATTCAGGCAGCGAGAAAACTCCAGCAGAAGGAGAAGGCGGCTCCCCCGCCAACTGTCCTCTTTCATAGAGGCAAGAATCCAGAAGCTGCACGATATGTGAATGGTTATCCATTTGAGATGACCCTGCTTGAAGGTAGGTTCTTTTACCCATATCAGTCTGCGGTCATTAAGCATCACACACCATATGCAGGCGGACGCTATGACTTTGAGACGGGAGTTCTACTTAACGAAGTGACTGTCAAGAGTAGGTTCATAGCTGAACTCGACTATTCGAAGTTCGACACGAGTATTCCTGCCGAATTATCGAGCATGGCCTTTCGCATTGTGCGCGAGTCCTTTGTTATGGATGAGCAAGATCGTAGGGATTGGGAGAGGATCACACGCTACTTTCACACCAGTCCATTTCTGTGTCCTGATGGATACATCTACTCAGGTAGACGGCATGGGGTTCCGAGTGGGAGTAATTTCACTCAGATCATTGACAGTATTGTCAATGCAATTTTGCTGGAGTATGTGGCGAGGAGACAAGATTTCAAGTTAGTCAGGTACTTTGTGCTTGGCGACGATGTGGTGATGGGAGTTGACAGACCTATCTCACTTGAGGCTACTGCGGCCACGCTGCAGGAGTTGGGAATCAAGCTGAATCTTCAGAAGAGCAAAGTGCATGCGTGTACTGAACCGATTCACTTCCTTGGTCATGATGTCGTTAACATGACCATGCGTCGCGAACTTCGCGAGACGCTAGTGAAGCTGATGACGCCAGAACGTCCCAAGAGGGATTATGTTTCAAAACGTCCAGATGTCAGGAGGACTGCACTCATTCAGAGAATCAGAGACTATCAAGACGACAACCCAGATGCTTGGGAAGCCCTTGAAGCATTAGTTCTTTTCTATCAGGCAAGTGATCATATTAGGAAGGAAATGGTGCTGAAAGCAAAGGAAACCGGTATGTGGCCTGGCAAGGTGGCATACATATACTACAATCAGTGGTACGGTCCGATGGATGTGCTTGAGATCAACGAGCGAGCTCGTTGGGATTACGGTAAACGTGATCGTCGAAGAGGAAATCATAGAGGGCAGGCG